TTGATTCTGCCACCGTCTTTCCGATGTGTCAAGGTCTAAAGCTAACCTGATGAAACACGACCCTTATCATTGATGAGTTTCTGCTTGCTAAAGGCTTAATAAGTCTAATTCAACTCAGGCCAGATTTGTTGCCAGTTGGGGATTTCTTTTCTTGACCACTTGCCGTTTGATTTCTTTTCAAGCTCGGCAGCCAGCAACACTAACTTATCACCAGGCAAACCATTGTTGCGCCATTGGCTAACACTTGAAGGCGTGACACGGCAGAGCTTGGCTACGGCAAATGTGCCACCTAATGTTTGGATGATTTCTGTTGTATTCATGTAGCAATCTTAACATGGTGTTTATTGTATGGTTTGACTTATCTGTTTAGTTGGCTTAATATCTATCTTACTGACATACCCGTCAGGATTTTATACAGGTGCATAAATGAATGTTTATCAAGCAATTTCCGCAGTTCAAAAAGACCTTTCTACACAAGGCATCTCAAAAGACCGTAAAAATATGCAAGGTTCGGGATACGCTTTTAGAGGTATCGACGATGTGTATAACGCTCTTGCACCATTCTTAGCAAAGCATGGTTTGTGCATACTCCCTAGAGTTTTAAACAGAGAATCAGTCGAGCGTCAAAGTAAAGCTGGTGGCGCATTGTTCTACATTACCGTTGAGGTCGAGTTTGATCTAGTTGCAGCTGACGGTAGCAAGCACACAATTAAAACGTTTGGCGAGGCTATGGATAGCGGTGATAAGGCTACTAACAAAGCAATGTCAGCGGCTTACAAGTATGCGTGTATGCAATCGTTTTGTATTCCGACTGAAGGCGATAACGATGCCGACGCTCAAACGCACCAGGTTGCGCCAAAGGTTGAAAAGCCTAAAGGCATCGAACTGGATCACACCAAAGCGTTAATGGCCTCGGCGGTTAGTTACGAAAACTTGAAAGACATTTTTAAAGAGGCTTGGGTGTCTTGTTTGAAAGAACAACAAACTCCGCTGAAAGCCGCATACGACGAATTTAAAGCAAACTGGGAGATTTAATAATGGCAACCGATCTTAATAGATGTGAGTTTATTGGTCGCTTGGGCAAAGACCCTGAAGTACGTTACACCGCTGACTCTAATGCAATCTGCAATTTCTCTATTGCGGTGGGTTACAAGACCGCAACAAAGGAAACGACAGAATGGGTCAGGATTACGGCGTTTGGTAAGTTGGCAGGAATATGTGCCGACTACCTAAAGAAAGGCTCACAGGTCTTTGTAGCGGGTCGTATGACCACCCGTAAGTGGCAGAACAAAGATGGCGTGGATCAATACACAACTGAGGTGGTTGCTGACCAGATGCAGATGCTAGGTGGTCGGCCTGCGGAGGATGCAGCGCCACCAGTTGCTGCCAAACCAAAGTCTGACGCATACCGTCAAATTAAAGAGGGGATTGTTGTGCCTCTTGATGAAATGATCGACGATGTGCCGTTCTGATGACGCAGACGGAGGAGGCAATCTTAATATCTTGGCGATTGCAACAATGGTACGAAAACATGGTCTTAGACGCTAGGGCCATGCAAGACCTACAGGATGCAATCGAGATGCTTAAACAACTAGCTAAACAGGTGCAAAAATGAAAAGTGATTTACCAGCATTTCCAACGTGGAACGTAGTTGATATTACAAAAGGCATGAGTTTGCGAGATTATTTCGCTGCAACGGCATTGTCGGGATTATTACAATATTCCAACGATAGTTATGATGATGAGGCTATTGCACAATTAGCATATTCGTTAGCAGACGCAATGATGGAGGCTCGGAAATGATTATTAAATCAGCAGACTCAGAATCAGGCCATTGGTACGCAGCTGACGGTTCACCAGCGTACAAGATCATTGGTAAGAACGGCAAAGAACGCAACACAACGGTTCGTGACGCACGAGAACTTGGGCTAAAGCCTAGCGTGACAACTATTCTTGGAATCATTGGCAAGCCTGGCTTAAACACTTGGCTGCAACAACAAGTCTTACTGGCTGCGTTAACGTTGCCACGAATTGCTGGCGAAACAGAGGAAAACTGGCTAGAGCGAGTAATGTCAGATTCCAAGTCAACAGGCCGTGACGCTATGGATCGTGGCACTCAGATGCATGGGGTGCTTGAGCGTTTCTACCGTGGCGAGAAAGACGATTACCCTGTTTACGTTGACCAAGTTGATGCGTCGATCAGAATCCACTTTGGGCATGACCAGACTTGGGAGGCAGAACGCTCGTTTGCATACGAGGGATTTGGCGGCAAAGTCGATTTAATTGCTGAAAACATCGTGATCGACTTTAAAAGCAAAGATAAGCTCGACAAGGTTGTTCCGTACCACGAACAACTGATGCAACTGGCGGCTTACCGTGTCGGCCTTGGCAAACCAACAGCCAGATGCGCCAACGTGTTCTTTACTGCCGAAGGTGGTGTGAAACTGATCGAACATTCAGAGGAGGATTTAGCCTCTGCATGGGATTGCTTTCAGTATTTGTTAGCGTTTTACAAGCGTAAAAACAACCTATAATAAATTGCGGGGAAAGCCGTGTCCCTCACACTCCTTGTTCAGCGAGTACCCGCATCTTGTTGTAAAAACCCAATAAAGTAAAAAATAATTGCAAAACTAGGGTAAACACCTATGCTTTTATTATTTAGATAGCTTAATATCTAGTCATGGCAACAACGCCATACGACAAATAAAGGTACATAAAATGAACAAAGTAACAAAAGACTTGATGAAATGGTTTCCAACACTAAATGCAGACCAAGCATTTGATTTGCACATGAAGTTGATGATGGAAGGTGTTGATTTCTCAGAGATCAGCAACAAAGAATTGAAGTCAGAGGCAGCTCGTTTGTTAGGGGCTGCATAAATGAAACACTCATACATACAACTAACAGACGAAGGCAAACGCCAATTAATGCGTGAACTTAGCCTCGAGCTTACCGACAAAAAGATTGCAGAGCTGATGGATCAATTTGCCGATGGCGTGAAATTAGACAGCAACGGCGAACCGTACATCAAGATTGACCGTGACGATGTGCTGATGTGTGCTGTGCCGTTGTATACCCACTTTATTGACATTAACCATATTGAAACCGTGACAGCAAACGAGGAGGATGGCAGCGATGAATAAGCACAATTGGCCTTTTATGACTGACCTTGGTGATCCTAACTGGACAGGTCGCACCACTCGCACAATGCGTAACCAAACACGCTATTCGGCAGCTGACGAACGTATACCGCCTGTGGCTTGGGTTGTTGGCTTGTTGATGCTGGCGCTTGTGTTTGTTTTCTTTCCACTTTTAAGCCTGGTGATGCAATGAATGAAAAATTACGCAAAATTTTTGAAAATCACGGTATTGATGTTGCGGTGGGTAGTATCGAATATTGGCAAAACGAAATTGAAATGGCTTTAATTGAAATGTATCACGAAATTGAAGCAAAAGAACGCAAAAGTTGCGCTGAAGATTACACAAAAATTATGCAAGATGCCATTGCTAGAGAACGCCAAGCCTGTTTTGATCTTGTCTACAACTACGAAGATACTTATCACCACTTTGGCTTGTGCAAACGTGCTGCTGAATTAATTAAGCAAAGGGATTTGACATGACTGACAAACAATTGACTAGTCAACTTGCCTTAATCGAACGTGCTTACCTTGTGCTTACCATTTGGGCAGAGGATTACAGCAACATTGACGAGGATCATCAGAAAGTAATTGATGATCTGCAACAAGAAATTAAACGTATTACAAAGGAGTTGGAACGTAAACCTGTTTACTGGATGCATTGCAATGGGCCGAAACTACGAATTGTGTTTACGCCTGAACCTGGTGCTGTTGCCATGTACCGTCAGGAGGTGTAATGAGCGATTACATTAAAAAACTGGCTGAACAGGCCGGAATGGAATGGGAAACGCAAAGTTGGTGTTGGTTAGCAAATCCTCCGCATCTTGAAAAATTTGCCGATTTAATTCGTGCTGAAGAAAAACTTGAATGGCAAGAACTTCACAAAGACGAAATTAAGCAAATCCTTAATGATGGTGAAGAATGGACTGCCATCGAATTTGCACAAGCCGTGTCAAACTTATTGCGGGAGAAAAATGCATGAACCAAGTCGCTCGAAACACCGATCCGTCAACCAGTTGGGACGCAGCTGACCGTGCCAAGGTCTTAGCGGGTCTACACGGTCAAATGGTGCTTGATGCCTTACTTAGGTATGGCCCGCAAGGAAAAGACGGTATAGCCACGATTACAGGACTTGATGGCAACCAAGTTGCTAGACGGCTTAGTGAATTAGAACGCAATTACGAGATTCTTTTAACTGGTCGCAATGTGCAAAGTAAGTCAGGTCGGGCCGAGAGGGAATGGAAGGTTATGCCAAAACAAATGGATTTGATATGAGCTACATCATTGGAAACCTACCGCCAATTAAATGTTTTGTACGGCGAGAGTATTTGTACAACTTTGAGAAAGGCCACGGTGAGCTTGAGCCTTGCATTTGGGTGAGCATCAAGGCAATCCGTGGGCAAGTGTTCCGCATTGAAAGTTTGTTGCCAAGATACGGCGCACTTTACGACAAACTGCCTATCCAGGCTTACGTTTGGAATACTAAGCATGGGGATTTGGATTACGACATATTGCAGCTATGGGATTGCATGGGCTACAGGTTCACAGTCCATGAAAAGATCGGATTGCGTAACCTTGGGGTCAAATTCTTAGGTAAAGACAAAGAATGGCACTTTGGTAAATACCTTTTCACCGTAGACTTTTGTGCCGACGGTATGGATGTAGACACAGGGTTTACAGAACAAGCAGAGGAACACAAAAGTTTTAATTTTATCCGGCTAGATAATGGTCAGTTTTCAGCGCAGCCTAATAATCGTTGCCTTTGGTACGACCAGTCGCTGATACCGGCTAAAACGGACTTTCCAGACTTTCAAGCATCACGCCACATTTGGACTGTAGACGGGTCACGCAAGTGGTCAGCTGGTGACGATTGGTTTTACGACATTAACGAAAGGGGACTAAGTGAATGAGTTGGCTCTTTTCGCAGGCGCTGGTGGAGGAATACTTGGGGGACACCTCCTTGGATGGCGAACAGTCTGCGCCGTTGAGTGGGAACAATACCCAGCAAGCGTATTGTGCGCCAGACAAAATGACAAAATTCTCCCGCCTTTCCCGATATGGGATGACGTACAAACCTTTGACGGATACCCGTGGCGAGGAATTGTTGACGTTGTATCTGGCGGGTTTCCCTGCCAAGACATTTCAGCGTCGGGGGGGGGGGAGGAATTGAAGGCCCAAAATCCTCAATGTGGAAACACATGGCAAGGATCATTGGCGAGGTTAGACCCCAATACGTTTTTGTGGAAAACAGCCCAATCCTCACTTCTAGAGGACTTGGAGTTGTCCTTGCAGACCTTTCCAAAATGGGGTTTGATGCAAAATGGGGCGTTGTATCAGCTGCCGACGTTGGTGCAAACCATCTCAGAGAGAGGATTTGGATTAGGGCAGTATGTAACGCCAACAACACGGGATTACAAAGGGATGAGTGGGTCAGGTTTTCGGGAAAGACACGGAATAAATCACAATCTAGCCGATTGTCTTGGTGGAGTACCGAACCCGATGTTCTCAGAGTGGCTAATGGGATTCCCGCCAGGGTGGACAGACTTAAAGCCATTGGTAATGGACAAGTCCCTTTATGTGCAGCAACTGCATGGGAGTTACTTAAATGAGTGAATACAGCCCACATCCCGCTATTGAGTACATTTGGGACAATGCGCCGGCATATGCCAAAGCAAAGGGAGAACTGGCGCAACTGGAGGCGTTTAAGTCAAGCCTAAAAGCTATTCTGATGAAGGAATCAGGAGAAACTAGCATTGGAGGTCAAGAACGTGAGGCTTACGCTCACCCAAAATATCAAACCCATTGCGACGCTATTGGGGCAGCAACTGAGCAGGCCGAGTTGCTTAAATGGCGCATGACTAGCGCACAAATGCGATTTGATGCCTGGCGCACCGAGCAGGCCAGTAACCGACAAATTGAGAAAATAACCAAATGAAAGATTATTCTGAAAGCCTAATTAAACTTAAAGCAATGATTCATCAATACCAAAAACTTGTATTGCAGGGCAAATATGACGCAGCCGCTGACGTTGCGGTGGATATGCAAATCGTTTTGGTTGATCTTCAAGAATGGACAGAGGCTCAAGTTGACCAAAGCGCAACGTAAACACTTTGAGAAACTGGCGAACCTTGGATGTTCACTTTGCAGGCACTTGGGATATGGTGAAACACCGGCCCACATCCATCACATCAGACGATTAGGTATGAAACGTGAAAATTCGCCGGTTATACCGCTATGCCCGACTCATCATGTGGGCAATGATGGGGTACACGGATTGGGCAAAAAGGCGTTTGCTCAAAAGTATGGGGTTACAGAAGAAGATTTATTAGCCCAGACCGAGGCGCTATTATAATTAGTTGGCTAGTTTTTAAATTGTTGTTAAAATCAATTTATGAAATGGACAAACGAACAAATTGCGTTTTTAACAGAAAATTACCCGAAATACGGGAAACTTTGGTGTTGTGAACAAATGCAATTGCAAGAACAGCAAATCAGAACTAAAGCATCTAAATTGCAGTTAAAAGCAAGGGGTGTAAGCGTTGCGTGGCAAGAAAAACAAAAACAACACGCTAAAAAAATGCAAGGTAGGGTTAGGCCAGATCATTCTGCGACCATGAAACAAAAATATAAAGATGGTTTACAACCATTAGCCACATGGGTAAAAGAAAACCGCCAAATTATTTCAAATGCTCGCAAAGAATGGTATCAGCACAACCCACACCCAAAAGGTGCAACTGGTATGAAACACACGGCAGAAACTAAAAAAGTTATGTCTGAAAAATCAAAACAAATGTGGGCAAATATGACTGATGAACAATTAGATGCTTATTCAAAACGAGCTTCAATCAATGGTCATAAACAAACAATGAACAGAGCTAACGCATCATGGAAATCAGGGTGGCGTGAAATTGGCGGGTATAAAAAATATTACAGATCAAGGTGGGAGGCTAATTACGCTCGATATTTAGAATGGATGAGAACGCAAGATTTGATAGCTGGATGGTTACACGAACCTGAAACGTTTTGGTTTGATGGTATTAAACGAGGTTGTATGAGTTATTTGCCAGACTTTAAAATTAAAGAAAAAGACGGGACAGAAAGTTATCATGAAGTAAAAGGTTGGATGGATGACCGTAGTAAAACAAAAATTAGGCGTATGGCAAAATATCATCCTAAAGTAAAGTTAATTGTTATCGACAGCAAACAATACAAATTACTTGAAAACAAATGTAAATTGACAATTCCTGAGTGGGAATAGATTAAATCAGGCGGCGGTTGTACAATTGTGATAGCTATCTTGTGAGGTCACTATGGACTATCCTGCCGTTTTCGTGTCTACCTTGTTCCACAGCGGGACAAATGCACACTTTATGCACTTGCAAACAGACAGCTACGCCAAACACGTTGCGCTGAACGAATACTACGACACGATCATTGAGCTAGTCGATAAGTGGGCAGAGGCGTATCAAGGCGCTTACTCTATCATCAAGAGCTACCCCAAAGATTTTCATTTAGCCACCGATCCCGTCAAGTACATCACAGGCGTAAAAGCGTTTGTTAAAGACATTCGTGACGAATTGCCTAAAGACTCAGAGCTACAGAATATTGTGGACGAGATTGCCGATCTGATCGATTCAACCCTTTATAAGCTAAAGGCGTTCAAATGAAAGCCGGACTCTACGCCAATATTCTTGCCAAACAGGAACGTATCAAAGCAGGCAGCGGCGAGAAAATGAGAAAGCCAGGCGATCCAGGCGCACCTACGGCTAAAGACTTCAAAGAATCAGCCAAGACAGCCAAGGACAACAAGAAATGACAGCGGCTTGGCAACGCAAAGAAGGGCAAAACCCTGCTGGCGGTCTAAATGCCAAGGGTCGAGCGAGTGCCAAAGCAGAGGGCATGAACCTCAAGCCACCAGTCAAGTCAGGCGATAACCCAAGACGAGCCAGTTTCTTAGCTAGGATGGGAAACACAGCAGGGCCGATGGAGAAAGACGGGAAACCGACCAGACTAGCCCTAGCCTTGAAAGCATGGGGCGCATCAAGCAAAGAAGATGCAAGGTCAAAAGCTAAGAATATCAGCGAACGCAATAAGTAAGCTAAACTCAATCTATCTTAAATCTAAGACCATTGAGAAAAGATATGGCAATTGAAAAACAATCTAAGGCTATCAAAGGCGGCAAGAGAGAAGGCGCAGGTAGACCTGTTGGTATTCCTAACAAAAGCACAACTAAAGCTAGAGAGGCTATAGCGGCCTTTGTAGACGGTAATGCTGACAAACTACAAGAATGGCTTGACCAGATTGCAACAGATGAACGGTATGGCCCAAAGACAGCCTTTGACTGTTTTATGGCTGTCGCTGAATACCACGTTCCTAAACTTGCACGAACCGAACATACTGGCGCTAATGATGGCCCAATTGAACTGGTGGTCAAGTGGCAAGACGGGAAGTAGTCCTGCCATATAGTCCACGGGGTGCGTTCAAGCCATTCCATAACCGTTCAGAGCGTTGGGCTTGCTTGGTTGCCCATCGAAGGGCGGGGAAAACAGTCGCGGCTATCAACGACATTATCAGGGCGGCACTTATGTGCAAAAGCCCAAATCCCTTATTTGCTTACATTGCGCCATACCGTAGCCAGGCTAAGTCTGTGGCTTGGGATTACCTTAAACACTTTGCAGCGCCTGTTCTCGCATCGAGCAACGAGGCCGAGCTTACCGTTGAGCTTATAACTGGCGGCAAGATACGCTTGTTTGGGGCTGACAACGCTGACGCGATGCGGGGATTGGGCTTTGACGGCGTGTTCATGGACGAGTACGGTGACTTCAGGCCATCAGTCTGGGGTAACGTCATTCGACCTACATTGTCAGACAAGCAGGGTTGGGCGGTGTTTGCTGGTACGCCGAAAGGGAAAAACCAGTTTTGGCAGATATTTGAAACGGCTAAGAAAACGCCTAACGAGTGGTTTTACCTAGTGCTGAAAGCGTCCGAATCTGGGCTATTGCCTGACTCAGAGTTACGCGCCGCTGCCGCACAGATCAGCGATGACCAGTTCCTACAAGAGTACGAGTGTTCGTTTGAGGCGGCTATCCTTGGCGCTTTCTATGGCGAGGACTTACGCAAGATTACGGACGCAGGTCAGGTTAGGCGTGTTGACTACGATCCGCACCTGCCCACGCACACGGCTTGGGACTTGGGATACCGCGACGATACGGCAATATGGTGGTATCAGGTCATCCGCAACGAAATCCACATCATTGATTATTTTGCAATAAGTGGTGCAAACATTGCAGAAATAGCTAAAATAGTCGTAGAAAAGCCGTATAAATACGCAAAACATTACCTACCCCACGATGCAAGGGCTAAAACTCTAGCAGCAGCGGGTAAGTCAGTTATTGAGCAATTGAGTGAGTATTTAGGCATCAACAACATGGCGATTGTGCCTGACTTGTCGGTGCAAGACGGGATTCAAGCTGTCAGGCAGATGTTGCCGCAATGTTGGTTTGATGCTGAACGAACGCACGATGGGCTAGAGGCACTAAGGCAATATCAGCGGGAATATGACGAGGACAAGAAGGCATTTAGGCAGACACCAAGGCACGACTGGACAAGTCATCCCGCAGACGCTTTCCGAATGTTAGCGATTGCATGGAGGCTAGAGCCAAAGGTTAAGGCGCCAGATGTGGTTAAGCCCTTGATGGTTGGCCCCGAGAACACGGTAACACTTGAAGATATGTGGGCATCCCACAAACCAACTAGGAGTAGCAGATTATGAGTGGTGTTAATTATCCTTACGAGTATCAATACGAACACGTTCCCGCAAGTTCAACAGCGCAAGTGTTAGGCGGCACAGGCGCAATTGGCGATTACATTCACCGGTTAGTTTGTACGGTTACGACAGCAGCCACCGGCAACGTCATCATTTTGGACGGTTCGGGGTTCTCGCACACCATTTTGCCAGCATCACCAGGCACAGGCATCAACAATTACAACATTGAAGTGAACGCCATTTCACGCCTTGGGCCGTGGAAGATTACTACCGGCGCAGGCGTAGAAGTATTGGCAATTGGGATTTTTAGCGCATAAGAGGTTCTAAATGGAAGCTCTAACCGGCGTTCAAAAGTGGCTGAATTGCATTAGCAGCTATGACAACGAGTTTAAGAAGTGGGAAGCTCGTGCAAATAAGATTGTTAAGCGTTACCGCGACGATAACCGTAATCAAAACACCAACGAAACGGCAAAGTTCAATATTCTGTGGTCAAACGTACAGACGTTGATCCCTGCCGTATATGCTCGATTGCCAAAAGCAGACGTTGCTCGACGCTTTGGCGATAACGACCCAATTGCCCGTGTTGCCAGCCAGTTGATTGAACGTGCGCTAGACTTTGAGATCGAGCATTACAGCGATTTCAGATCGACAATGAAGCACGCCGTCGAGGATCGATTTCTCGGTGGCCGCGGCGTGGCATGGGTTCGCTATGAGCCGCACGTTCGCGCTCAAGATATGCCTGAAGATGGGCTGCAAGTTACCGAGGACGTTGACGAGGCCGAAAGCAAAGAAGCCATGACGCTTGATGGCGCAATGGGTGAAGAAGTCGAGCAACAAGAGGAAATCGAGTACGAATGTGCGCCGACTGATTACGTCCATTGGAAGGATTTTGGCCATTCGGTAGCTCGAACATGGGAAGAAGTCACTAGCGTTTGGCGCTGGGTTTACATGACCAAAGAAAGCCTAGTCGAGCGATTTGGCGAAGAAATGGCTAAAAAGATTCCGCTAGATGCTGGGCCGGAAACCAACAAGCAATATACCCAATCGTCTAAAGACTTCACTCGCGCCAAGATTTGCGAGATTTGGGACAAGGAAAGCGGCAAAGTTTACTGGATTAGCAAAAGTTGCCCCCAGATTCTTGACGAACGCGATGACCCGCTAGAGTTGGAAAACTTCTTCCCTTGCGCTAAACCTTTGTACGCCACGATGACGAGCGACACGCTTGTGCCTGTGCCTGACTTCGTGTTGTACCAAGACCAAGCGACAGAGCTAGACATTCTGACTGATCGCATTGACGGGCTAGTTAAAGCCTTGCGTGTGCGTGGGGTCTATGACGCCTCACAACCGGCTTTGCAGCGTCTTTTGACTGAGGGCGATAACAACACACTAATCCCTGTTGATAAGTGGATGGCGTTCTCTGAAAAAGGCGGGCTAAAAGGGTCGATTGACCTGTTGCCGCTAGATACGTTATCGGCGGCGCTGTTGCAATGCTATCGTGCGCGGGAAGAGATCAAAGGCCAAATCTATGAAATCACCGGTATTAGCGACATTGTTCGGGGTCAAACTGCGGCAAGTGAAACAGCGACAGCTCAACAAATTAAAGGGCAGTACGCCGGTTTGCGTTTGCGCTCGATGCAGGAAGATGTTGCCCTGTTTGCAAGCGAGTTATTTCAGCTAAAAGCACAGGTTATTTGTACGAAATTTCAACCGTCTACGATTCTTCAGTATGCTGCTGCTCAAGCGATGCAACCGGCAGATCAAAAGTTAATCCCGCAGGCGTTGGAATTGCTGAAAAACAAGCCTTTGCGGTCATTTCGGATTCAAGTGGATTCTGATAGCCTGGTGCAAATTGACGAGCAGCAAAACAAGCGTGATCGCACAGAGTTCTTGCAAGCAATGGGCGGGTTTTTGAACCAAGCCTTGCCAATGGGTCAACAAGCACCGGAAATGATCCCCATGCTAGTTGAACTGGTTAAATTTGGAATTGGTGCATACAAGAAAGCAGAGCCGATTGAGGGCACAATAGATCAGGCGATGGAACAGATGAAACAGAAACAGCAGCAAATGGCAGCTAATCCAACTCCACCACCACCTGATCCTGAAATGCTCAAATTGCAAGCACAAGCACAGTCTGAGCAGATGAAGATGCAAGCCACGGCACAGGCTGACCAGATGCGGGCGCAAGTAGATGGGCAGATCGCTCAAGCTAAAGCGCAGGCTGAGATGCAGATCGCTCAGATGAAGATGCAAGCAGATGCGGCACTTGAGGCGCAAAAACAACAGCATTTGGCTCAGATGAAACAGGCCGAACTAGATCACGCTGAACGGCTTGAGCGTTGGAAGGTTGAATTAGAGCAGGCCACCAAGATCACGGTAGCTAGAATTGGGGCTAACCCTGGCGTTGACATTCCCTTGCTTGAGGCACAAGAGGCAGCAAGTCAGAAAGTCACGCGAGAATTGGGCGATAATTTAGCCATTGCAATGAGCAAAATGCACGAGTTGCATAACAACATGGCAGACATGATTGGTCAAACGATGAACCGAATCGATGGCGCGGTGGGCGTGATGGCAGCACCTAAACGGATTATTCGCGGCAAAGACGGTAAAGCTATTGGCGTGGAGGTCATTCAATAATGGCACTTGTTCTCGCAGATCGCGTACAAGAGTATTCGACCACCACAGGGACGGGTACGCTTACCCTGTCAGGTGCGTATGCAGGGTTTCAGACGTTTGCAGCAGGGATCGGCAACGGGAATACTTGTTATTACACAATTACTAGCGACAAAAACCAATGGGAAGTGGGGATTGGCACAGTTGGTATTGGCACATTGGCACGGACTACGCTAATTTCATCGTCTACAGGGTCAACAATTGACTTTCAAGGCACGCTAACCGTGTTTGTCACTTACCCTGCTGAAAAGGCGGTATACAGCGACAGCACAACGATTGTTGCGCCTAGCGGGGCTTTGTTGCCGGTTGCGAGTGGCGGCACAGGTGCGTCTACAGAGGCAGCGGCACGCACAGCCTTGGGTCTAGGCACGATTGCAACGCAAGCAGCTAACAGCGTAGCAATCACAGGCGGCGCAATCAGCGACACAAGCATCACGGTCAAAGACAACGTATTCACGCTGCAAGACAATCTCGACGCCACCAAGCAAGCGCAGTTTCAAATTAGCGCAATAGCTACTGGAACAACAGTTACTTATACTTTGCCAGCACCGGGCGTGTCCGTTACCTTAGCTGCACTAACTGCCTCGCAAACATTTAGCAACAGCAATACATTTTCAAACGGCACAAATACTTTTGGTTCTGCTACTACAGCAAGCACAATTGGTCTAGCTTCAGGCGCAATTACCACAGGACTGACCAAAACCGTCAACATCGGCACAGGCGGTTTAAGCGGCTCGACTACAGCCATCACAGTCGGATCAGCAAATGGCTCAACGACCACGATGCTTGGCTCGACAGTTATTGGCGGGGTGGCGGGGAATCAATCGCTGCAAGTTAATAACGTGGCGTCTGCTGTTAACTATTGGCAAGCGGTGGGTGCTGTTACTGGCGGTGGACTTGTTTTTGGGGCGCAAGGTGCGGATACAAATATTTACGTTTTTTATGACACCAAAGGGAATGAGGCGCATGGTTTTAGAACAGGCGGCGGTCAACAAGTTCGTATTGCCAACACAGCCTCCGCACTCAACTACTTGCAATTAACAGGCGCAGCTACAGGCGCAGCCCCGACACTCTCGGCGCAGGGTTCGGATGCGAATGTAGGCTTAGTCTTAAACGGCAAAGGTACGGGCGTTGTTGCGCTTGGTGGGAGTACGGTTGCTAATAGTGGGTTTGTTGTTTCGCCTGTAACAAGTGCGGTTAATTGGTTGCAAGGCAGCGGAAACGTATCATTAGCAAATCCGTTTTTGTCATCTCAGGGTACAGACTCAAATATTGGTCTTGGTATTATTTCAAAAGGAACAGGCGCAATAATTTTACGCACAGGCGGCGGCGTACAAGCGCAAATTATTTCAGCAGCTTCTTCAGTTAATTATCTTGCATTAACAGGTGCAGCTACTGGCGTAGGCCCTGAAATTTCAGCCACAGGCTCAGACGCAAACATCAACTTAAAGTTGACCCCAAAAGGCACAGGCGTTTTGCAATTCGGTACATACACCGCAGGTGCTCTTTCTCCAACTGGTTACATCACCATCACAGACGCAGGCGGCACTTCGCGTCGTTTACTTGTAGGATAAAAATGGACTTACCTTTCAAACTCACCATCGAAGAAATCAATTTTGTTTTGCAATTGCTTGGTGAGCAGCCAAACAAAAGCAATACTTACCCAATGATGATAAAACTTAAACAGCAAGCAGACGCAGCCGTAATCACACACGCAGAGGTGCAAAAATGAAGTGGACAATTAACTCAATGATGGTCACCAATGACGTCAAGCCTGACATGGTAACAATGACTAATTTCACGCTGTCAGACGAGCAAGACGGGTTATCAGGGCAAGTTAGCTATAGCCTAAACTTGCTACCTGCTGACCCTAAAAATTACACGCCATACCCTGAAGTTACTCAAGATCAAGCAATTCAGTGGACTAAAGACGCTGCGGGTGCGGATCGTATTGCATCTTGGGAAAAGGAAGTGCAAGCCCAGATCGACGCGCAAAAAATCCCGACCCCACAGCCAGCCCCGCTGCCTTGGGCTGAGGCCGCTGAGTAATGTTCGGGTTTAACGCCTTTGCAGCGCAACCATTCTGTGCAATTCCGATTGTCACAGTTAGTCCGGTCATTTTTGACTTTCACGATGGCGGCGTAGGCAAGCGTAAAGAGGAAGAACAGCGCAGGCGTGAGGCGGCAAAAGCACAGGCTCGGCGTGACGAGGTTTTAGCGTTATACGAGCAAATCGTTGAAGGCAAGCCTCAAGTAGCAGAAGAAATTGCAGAGCCGTTTGTTATCAAACAAGCCACAAAGCAAGCGCCAGCAGTCATTGACTACGATGCAATGCTTGCTAGTTTTGACAGAGTTGAGCAGATTTACAACGCTTATTTAGAAATGGATGACGAGGACGTTTTATTACTGCTATGAGAAAAACATACATTTACGTCAATGGCGAATTAGTCGAAAAAGGCTCAAAAGAGCATTACGACAGTCTTGGCCCAATGGTCATACCAGACATTGCCCCATACAAATCTATGATCAATGGGTCGATGATTACCAGCCGTTCGGTACACCGTGACCATTTGCGCGAACACGGGTGTATCGAGGTTGGAAACGAAAAGATGGAAACCAAATACACGCCCATTTCAAATGAAAGCAGGCGTGATGTATTGCGCCAACAGTTAGGCAACATGACGCACAAACAAGCAAATCAGATTATTTCTCAACTTCGTCGTAAATTTACTTAAGGGGTATGCAATTGGAAAATACTGAACAACCAGATCGTCGGGAATTACTGTCACAGCAGTTCGACGAAGTTCAGAATGAAACACCAGTCGAACAAGTCAGAACACAGGAAGCCCCTGAGTTAGAGCCACCGGCAGAGCCCCCCGTTTGGGAACGCCCACCTGCATCGTGGAAGAAGGACTATCACGAAGCCTGGACAACGGCAGACCCCAAGCTGAAAGAATACGCTTGGAAGCGTGAAGAAGAAATGAAAGCAGGTGTGCAACCTTTACTTTCAAAAGCCCAATTTGCCGATCAAATGCAGCAGGCCATTGAGCCGTATATGCAGAACATCCGCGGGCTTGGCATCGAAGCACCGCAAGCGGTTAAAGCGCTGATGGAGGCTGATAACGTTTTGCGTCACGGTTCGCCACAGCAAAAACAAGCCTATTTTGCCCAATTAGCCCAACAGTACGGCATCAATATGGGTGATGTGCAGATCCAGCCTACTGATCCCAACTTTTACGCCATTCAAAACGAGCTTGCACAAGTTCGTGGCGAGGTGTTAAATTGGAAGCAACAGCAGGAAAATGCACAGAATGAAGCACTTTTGAGCGAAATTAACCAGTTCCAATCAAAAGCAGAGTATTTTGAGGAAGCTCGTCCAACAATGATCCAACTGCTTAACAGCGGTGTGGCAAAGGACTTGGATGATGCGTACCAAAAGGCAATACGCCTAGATAACGACCTGTTTACAAAACATCAGCAAGCCTCACAGGGCGCAGCCGATGCAGCGAAGCGGGAAGCATCGAACAGGGCAGCGAAAGCAGCCAAGGCGGCAGCGGTCAGCGTTAAATCCTCAACACCAGGGGCGGCAACGAGTACCAAAGCGCAAGATAGACGCTCGTTATTGGCAGAGCAATTTGACAATTTAAACGAACGTTTTTGATAACCTAATCGGAGATTAACTATGGCATTTGCCAATAGCTCGATCAGCGACATCATTGCGACGAACATTCAAAGCCGCACCGGTGAACTTGCTGACAACGTAACAAACAACAACGCCCTTTTGCGTCGCCTCAAAGAACGTGGCAACGTAAAGACTTTTTCCGGTGGTAACGTGATTTTGCAAGAGATCATGTATAACGACACCGCAACCAACAACACCAACAGCTATTCAGGCTATGAAGTGTTGAACGTGTCGCAGAACAGCCCTATTTCTGCTGCTCAGTTTTCGATCACCCAGTACGCGTCGGCGGTTTCGATCAGCGGTCTGGAAATGATCCAAAACAGCGGTAAAGAAGCCATTATCGACTTGCTCGATGGTCGCATGAACGTCGCTGAAGCTCAGTTGGCTAACCGTATTTCGGGTGACATTTACCTAGACGGTACTGGTAACTCAGGCAAAAACATCACAGGCCTCGGCGCTGCTGTTCCTGACGCACCAAGCACCGGCACATACGGCGGTATCAATCGTGCTACTTGGTCGTTTTGGCGCTCGGTTGCATACTCAGGCGTAACTAACGGCGGCGCAGCGGTTTCGGCATCAAACATTCAAGCCTACATGGATGCTCTTGCTGTTCAGTTGATTCGCGGTACTGACAAGCCTGATTTGATCGTTTGCGATAACAATTATTATTCGTTGTATCTGCAATCACTTCAAGCCATTCAGCGTATTACCGACGGTGGTAATTCGTCAGCTGGCGCCGGTTTTGCAAGCCTGAAATACTACGGCGCAGGTATGGCCTCAGATGTCATCTTGGACGGTGGTGTTGGCTCGGCAGCGACTGCGAATCATATGTGGTTCTTGAACACCAAGTACTTGATGTTCCGCCCCCACGCTGATCGTAATTTTGTGCCAATTGGCGGTGAAAGACAGGCTGTTAACCAAGACGCTATTGTGAAATTGGTTGGCTGGGCTGGTAACTTAACATCTTCAGGCCCGCAATTCTGCGGCGTGCTGATCGCTTAAAGGAGAACCAATCATGGCATATTCAGTCAGTCCTATTATTGGTGCTACTTTTACAAGCATCTCGGCAACTAACCCTAACTCGGCAGGTCTTGCAGTTCCTACCGATGGGCCACTAGGTTTGCAAGCGTTTGGTTCAGACGGCAAATTGTATGTTTTGGCGAAAGCTAACGCATCTATTGCTGCCTCCACCGCAGTTTGCACCGTCAACGCTACTACCTTTTTGGTAACAGCCACCGGCGGTTCTTATACAAGCCCAGCAGTTGCGCTTGTGTCGGGTGACGTAGCTTGGTTCAGTAAGGCATCAGTTTAAGTAAGTACAAGGGGGTAGGGGCAACCTTACTCCCTTTTTTATCTATCCCCACAGGAGAGTAAATTGTCGCTAGATTCAGACGTACACAACGCAGACAGCCAGTTGCACGTTGAGTTTTATGTTTTTGACAAAGAGCCGTACAAAGAAAAACCTTTTGTTCGTATTATTGTGCCAGGCGATAAAACCACAGTAATCGAAACACCAGTAAGAGAAGATCATAAACAACGATTCCCGCGACAATGGCTGCACTTTCAAATGCAGAACAATAACGCTGAAGTGGTCGGTGTTCCTTTAGTACAATGGCATCAAGACAGGCCTGACGAATTAAACGATATGCAACTCGCTGAGATGCAAATCTTTAAGTTTCAGACTGTTGAACAGGTTGCTACAGCCTCAGACGGTCAACTTCAACGTGTTGGCATGGGTGCGGTAGGGATGCGTGAGTTAGCACGTCGGTATTTGCAATCGAAGAATCAATCTTCTAGTCAGTCAGAAATGGAAAGCACCAAACGCGAACTTGCTGAATTAAAAGAGCAATTAGCAACTTTCATGGCTGAAAAGAAGGTAGGCAGACCTAAAAAAGAGGACTAAATGTCAACGACCACAATGCTCGAACTCGTTACCCAAGTCACAAACGAGCTTGGGGTCGGAACACCTACTGCAGTTGCATCAAATACTAATCAAGACGTAATTCAGATTCTTGCGTTAATGAACGCTGCCGGTTATGAGTTTTTGCGAAAGCATGACTGGCGGCAACTTACCAAGCAACACATTTTCACAACTAGCTTTACTGTGACAACGGGTGACGTTGCGCTCAACAGCTATCAAATTACCAATATCCCATCGACAGCGGGTATTGATGACACTTATCAAGTAGTCGGTAACGGGTTGTCTAACGCTTGCTATGTTCAAAGCGTAGACTCTGCAACATCAGTAACGGTTAACTTACCGGCTACAGGCACATACGTTGGCACTCAAATTACGTTTGAAAAAGTCAAATATGATTTGCCTTTGGATTACAACTCGAGCGTACCTCGTACTCATTGGGATAAATCAAAGCATTGGGAGATGCTAGGGCCAACAGACGCTCAACAGTGGGAATGGCTGCTTTCGGGATTTATCTCGACTGGCCCGCGGATTCGCTGGCGCTTGTTGGGTAAATACTTTCAGATTTGGCCTGGCGTTTCGACTAACGAGTTGTTGGGCTACGAGTATCGGTCAAAGGGTTGGGCATTATCCGACACAGGCGTAGTTAAAAACTCGTTTACTGCTGACACAGATACTTGCATTTACCCAGATCGACTGATGGTATTGGCTACTAAGCTCAAGTATTTTGAGGCTAAAGGCTTTGATACTACAGCGATGTATCGCAACTATATTGAGGAATTTGAGATTGTTCGGGCGCAGGATACGTCAGCGGCTAACTTGTCGTTTGCACCACGCCCAGGCACAGTCTTGATCGGCTACGACAACATTCCTGATACTGGCTACGGGACAAACTAATGGCAAGCCGACTCGTCCAAGGTACAGCGGCTCGTGTTCAATCGTTGCCTGCGCCTATTGGTGGATGGAACGTGCGTGATTCCATTGCAAACATGGATACGCTCGATGCCGTTCAATTAACTAACTTGTTCCCCACAGTCAACAATGTAGTGTTGCGTGGTGGATATACAAAATATTCCACCGGCATCACGGGTCAAGTTCAGACGTTGATGGGTTATTCAAGCGGTGCAACTGACGAATTGTTTGCTATTGCAGGAACGTCGATTTACGACTGTACTGCTGGCGGTGCGGTTGGTGCAGCGGTCAAGACGGGCTTGAGTAATGCAAAGTGGGAATACACCAACGTCACAACGCCTGCCGGTGGTTACTTGTATTTGGTCAATGGCGTAGATGCGCCGTTACTGTATAACGGGTCAGTATGGACAAATCCAACAATTACTGGCGTAACGGCAAGCAGTCTAAGCAATATTGCTATTTTTAAGAACCAAGTTTGGTTTACGCAAAACAATTCGCTTAAAGCATGGTATTTGCCAACATTGAGCATTGCAGGCGCAGCTGCCGCAATTGACATGAGTTCGGTTGCCCAACTTGGTGGATTCTTGGTTGCCGTGGGAACGTGGACAATTGATGCAGGCTACGGCGTAGACGATAACCTAGTGTTTATAACGTCCAATGGCGAGATTATTGTATGGGCGGGTACTGATCCCTCAGATGCTACGAAATGGGCGCTAATCGGCGTTTGGAGGGTTGGTAAGCCCGTTGGCAAGCGATGCTTGCTCAAGTACGGCGGCGATATGCTGATGCTGACCTATAACGGTCTGTATCCACTTGCCGCAAGCCTGCAATCATCTAGACTTGACCCTCGTGTTGCGCTATCGGACAAGATTCAAGGCGCATTTACCGCTGCAACACAATCGTATGGCGGCAACTTTGGGTGGGACATTATTTTTGACCCACAACATAATGCTTTGACGGTCAATGTGCCAGTCGCTGAAGGTCAACAACAGCAATATGTGATGAATAACATCACTAAAGCCTGGTGCAACTTCACAGGCCAAGCTGCTAATTGTTGGGCAATCTTTGACAATGAGCCTTATTGGGGCGGCAATGGATTTGTTGCCCATGCGTGGGATGACAATTACGCTGATGACGTAAGCGACATCAACGGTTATGCGCTGCAAGCGTTTAATTATTTTGATGCCCGTGGATACAAAAAATATTTCACTAGAGCCAGACCGTCAATCTTTACAAATGGCTCTCCGTCAATATTCATTGGTTTAAACATGGATTTTGACTTGGCAGACACAACTGCGGCGCTTAGTTTTAGCCCACAAGTATCTGCTAAATGGGACGTTGCATTGTGGGATGTTGGCTATTGGGCTACAGACACGGTAATTACAAACAACTGGCAAGGCGTAACTGGGATTGGGTATTGCGCTGCAACACAGTTTAAATCTGCCTCTCAAGGAACGACAATTCTATGGGCATCGACGGACATTGTTTACCAACAAGGTTGGGGTGGCATATAGTCCAAGGCGCTGAGATAGGCCATTGGGTAGCAGAACGAGTACAGGGTAAATATTTTGCAGATGGTTCGCAGGCAATTGGTTTAGAGCGTGACGGTCAGATTATTGCAGGCGTAATTTACGAGAATTGGAATCAAGCCTCGATTGTGTGTCACATAGCAATTGAAGGACGTATAACAAAAGGGTATTTAAAAGCGATATTTAGTTACCCTTTTGAGTTTTGTAAGGTAAAAAAGATTATTGTGCCGGTGAGCAGTACCCATGCAAAAAGCCTAAAATTAGTCACTAAAATGGGTTTTAGCGAAGAAGCAAGGGTTAAAGATGCAGTACCGGATGGCGATATTATATTTTTGACATTGGCAAAAGAAAATTGCCGATTTCTAGGGGTAGAAAATGGGTAAGTCAACATCAGCACCGCCAGCACCAGATTATATTGGCGCAGCCAAACAACAAGGTATTGATAACCTTGCGTCGGCTAAACAGTCGAACATTATGTCTAATCCCAATATGTATACGCCATTTGGGAATCAAACTGTTACTTATTCAAACCCAACATTTGACCAAGCCTCGTATGATGCGGCATTAGCTAAATACAACGCTGGCAACGTAGACCGTAATAGATATTACAGACCAGACGAACAAACTGGGCAAACATATTTTGACCAAGCAAGTTTTGATGCTGACAATGCAAAACGAGGCGCAGCGCCGACCCGTGAAGGGTTTATGACTGGCGGCGGTCAACCAACTGTCACCCAAACGCTTACCCCTCAAGCGCAACAGACTTTAGAATCACAGCAACGAGTACAAACAGCATTGGCAAACCTTGGTGAACGAGGAATAGCAAATGCATATGACACGCTTTCTCAGCCATTTACACCAACATCAACTGATATTAAAAAAGATTTTGGTGGTTATGGCGCTGTGCCGTTAGCCGATCAGTATGGTTTAGCACAAGCAAAAACTGCTGCTGATACTTATGGTTTAGCACAACGACAGATTGATACAAGTGGTTTGACTCAAATGCCTACCAATTCAGGCATTAATGCTCAACAAGCTATCTTGGCAAGACTTGATCCAACCATTCAGGCCGGTGACGTATCTTTTAAGCAAGCATTGGCAAACCAAGGTTTAGCGCCAGGCACAGCTGCCTACGATGCGGCGTACAGAAACCGTCAGATGGGCATTAATGACTTGTATAGCCAAGCTGCGCTGCAAGGCATCAATATTGACATGGCGGCTCGTCAACAAGGATTAAACGAAAAACTATCACAGGCAGGCTTGTACAACACCGCAGTTGGGCAAAACTTTGGTCAAGGAATTACAGCCGATCAACTTGCAAATGCCGTTGTTGGTCAAAATTATGGTCAAGGGATGACCACTCAAGGGACACAATACAGCCAAGCATTGAATAAAGCTCAGTTTCAAAACACCGCACAGCAACAACAATTGGCTCAAGATTTGGCATTACGGGCGCAACCAATCAACGAAGTCATTGGGCTTATGGGCGGCTCACAGATTCAATTGCCACAGTTTGCAGGCTACCAAGGTACAAGCGTTGCACCAGCACCAACATTTGCGGGTACGCAAGCGCAGGGTCAGGCTGATTTGTCACGATACGGTATTCAGCAAGCAGGCGCTAATGCCGGTATTCAAGGCATCACTAGTTTGGCATCAACTGCGGCAATGGCTTATTTCTAATGCTTGGATTAGCGTTCTCAGGCGGGAAGGATTCTTTAGCGTGTTGGTACTTGTACCGTGAAAAGAATCCCATCGTCTTTTGGGCAAATACTGGTAAGTCTTACCCTGAAACGATGGAGATCATCAAACAGGTAAAAGCAGAGGCGGTTGAGTTTATTGAGGTTAAGTCAGATCAAGAACAGCAAATTAAGTTTTACGGCTACCCAAGTGATGTTGTGCCGGTTGACCATAGCCTTGAAGGTATGGTGTTTGCAGGCGATAAACCAGTAAGAGTACAGAGTTATTTGAATTGCTGTTGGTCAAACGTTGGGCAACCTCTGACAGAGGCAATTGCAAAACGTGGCATTACGCATTTGATTCGTGGGCAAAGGCTAGATGAAAGCCACAAATCCACGGCTCGGCATGGGTCGGTAGTGAATGGTGTGACGTACATTCAGCCGATAGAAACATGGACTAAAGAGCAAGTTTTGGCGTTTTTAAGGACTCAATGCCAGTTACCAGAACATTATGCAATCGACCATTCAAGCCTTGATTGTTACGATTGCACAGCGTATTTGGCACACTCAACGGATCGAGTGGCATGGATGAAAGAAAAACACCCAAATTTGCATGAAAAATATAAAATAAACATGGCGGCACTAAAGTCTGCCTTGTTGCCTACTTTAGAGTTATTAAGGAATTGCGATGCTTAATCAATATGTAAACCTTTCTCCGCAACAGAAAATGGCGCAGATGCTGCAACAGCAAGCCCAACAGACTCCGCTGCAAGGTGGGCAACAAGAGATGCCGCAATCAATGGGTCAAGCAGCGTCACAGAACCCGTTTGGCGGCGTACAAGATGCGATGAAAATGTACAACCAGTTTAATCAGCAAGGCGATATGCAGGATTATAAAGACTACATTGCCCGACTTAAACTTGGTCAAGCACAAACTGGTGGTATGTTTGATTCGGCTAATGCTCAAGCGCCAAAATATACTGGTGACATGGGGACTTAATCATGGATTTGGATTACAACACTAGACTAGCGGCGATTCAGCGCAACGAAAAGTTAGCGCAGATTATGCAACAGCAGGCTTTTCAACCTGTTGATATTCAAAGCTACCAAGGTATTCAAGCACCTATTTCTCCTTTGTCGGGACTTGCTAAAGTGTTGCAAGCCTACATGGGCGCAAAAGGTACGGGCGAAGAAGAACGCATCAAGTTAAACCAAGAGGCTAAAGCAGAGGCGCAACAAATGTTGTCAAGCTTTAACCCAACAGCCTCACCTGGTCGTGCCGCAGTCATGGGTATGCCTGAGATTCAAGCTCGGCCTGCAACGTCATTTACCCCAATGGGTTCTGACTTTGAGGACAATCCAAATCTGCAAGTTGCACCGTCGGGCAATGTCGAAACGCCTGCCGTGGCGTATCAGCCTGCTGTAGCACCACAGGCAGCAATCCCACCAACAAGCGGTATGCCGTTAGACCCAGAGCAAAAACGTCAACGTCTTGTGCAGATGATGATGAGCCAAAACCCATACATTGCGCCAGTTGCTAAATTGGAATACGAGCAATTGGGCAAACAAGATAGCGGCCCATTGGCTGAATACAAACTTTATGCTCAACAAGCTAGAGAAGCAGGTCAAACACCTCTTAGTATTGATGCTTACAAAACAAGACAAATACTAGCAGGTCGAGCAGTTAGTAATAACGTAGTCAATATGCCAGCGGGTGCGCCAATTCCAGTTATGCGTAATGGCAAACTTGTTTTAGTGCAGATGGCCAAAGACGGAAAATATGTTGAGGTTGAGGGAATTTCCCCAGTACCGACACAAACACCTCTTGCACAAGAATTAGCTGACGCAGGAATTACACCTGATAATCCTAAATTTAAAGAATTAGCAACAGCGTTTATTAACAAAAAATTAACGCAAGTTATTTCGCCTAATGCGACTGTTATTGCGCCAACGGGAGAAACTACACAAGCAGCACCACCGCCTGCGGCAGGCACAACTCAAGTAATAATTGACGGAAAATTAACAGCCGTTCCAATTGAACAAGCTGCTGAATTAAATGCTAAATTTAAAACAGCGGAAACACTTGGTACTGAAGGCGCAAAAGCAACGCTTGATCTTGTAACTATTCCAGATCCTAAAAACCCAGCTAATAAAATATTAGTTCAAAGGTCGCAAGTAGCAAGTCAGGCAGCGTCTGGCACACCAGCGGTTGTTGAAGTAGATAAAAAAGTAGCGCAAGGTGAATCTGCACTCGATTTGGCTAGACGAGCGCAATCAATATTGCCTCAAGCCACTTCTGGCGCTATTAGCAATTTATTTACAATGGCAACAGATGCTGCTGGCATACCTACAAACAAGTCTGCTGCTGATGCACAATTGCAAGTTATTAGCGCAGGCTTGACTGCTAACGTACCAAGAATGGAAGGGCCACAGAGCAACACAGATTTGCTTGAATACAAACGAGCAGCGGCTAACGTAGCAGACAAAAATATTCCTTATCAAACTCGCATGAAAGCACTTGAAACGGTTATTTCGCTTAACGAAAAATACGCTAAAACTCCGACTGCACCGCCAGGCTCTGTTCGTAGGATTACTCCAAAATGACAACAGCCACTTTTGAAGTAAAGATCGGCAAAGAAGTTTACGAGGTTGACGCTAAAGACGAAAACGAGGCGTGGAAACTTGCCAATGAATTTCATGCGTCTACTCCACCGCCAACACCGCCTGAGAAATCAACAGGCGAAAGCATTATGTCGGCGGTTAAAGACTTCCCTCGACAGGTTGGGCTGACAGGCCGGTATGCAATTGAAGGCGCAGCGAACACGTTAGGCTTGCCGTTAGAACCTATGCGGATGGGTGTTAGCGCAATTTCACAACTTGCCGGCGGGCCACCAGCGGCATCAATGTCAACCTATGGTCAAAAACTAGCTGATTTGCTTGGATTACCTAAACCTAAAGAAACGTCTGTCATGGACACTCGGACAGGTTTGGCTAATGTATTGCCAAGCGAACAAGTTGTGGGTGACATTACTACGTCAATGGCATCAACGATCCCAATGGTATCGGGTGCGGCGGCGCTTGCTAAAAATACCACCGGCATCACAAGCAATGTTGCAAACCAGTTGGCAGCTAATCCCATGTTGCAATACGGCTCGGCAGCTGGCGCAGGGTACGGCAGCGGGTTAGTAAGAGAATCAGGTGGCGATCCGTTGCAACAATTCTTTGCAGGCTTGGCGGGTGGCATTGCTGCGCCTGCGGGATATAGTGGGGCGAAATCTTTGCTTACGTCTGCCGGTCAAAAAGTAGCGCCTACACTAACCGGCAAACTAAACCCTGACGCTGCAATTCCAGGCCCTGCTGAAGTCGATCAAATCATCACTTTAAAGCTCGGTCAGTCAGGCATTGATTTCACCCGATTGCCAGACCAAGTACGCAAGTCGCTTACCGCAGACGTTGCAAATGCGTTGCGAACTGGTGGTGACTTGGGCGGCGATGCAATGCGTCGATTGCTTGATTTCCGCATGGTTGAGGGTACTACGCCAACCAAGGGCATGATTACCCTTGATCCACGGCAGATCACGCTAGAGCAAAACCTAGCCAAAACAGGCATGAACTCGCAAGACCCTAATCTGCAAACATTGGGCAATGTACAAGCGCAAAACAATCGTGCTTTGATTGAGGCGTTAAACGCTCAAGGTGCGGGTAACGTACAAGCGCCGTATTTAATGGAAGCAGGCGAAGCAAGTGCGACAAAAATTGCCGCAGAAGATGCTGCTAAACAAGCGGCTGCGTCTAGTTTGTACAAAAAAGCCGGTGAATTGCCAGGCGGGACAACGCCGTTAAATCGTGCAGAATTGATAAACAACATTGACACTTTGTTAGCAAAATCCAATGCAAACGCATTTTTGCCTGAAAATGTTCGTGGGATGCTGAACGAGTTAAGCGCTGGTCAAACAACAATTAACGGTAAAACATTTCCCGTACCGTTCGATACCAATGCGCTTGATAACTTGATGACTATGGTTGCTAAAGCGCAACGTAGCACACAAGATGGCAACGTTAAATTTGCTTTGAGCTTGGTTCGCAAGGCAATTGATGACACAGAAATTGCACCAGTTAAGACAGAGTTTGGCGGCAATCAACTTGTGACTGAGGCCGGCGGCAAATTCTTGCAAACGCAAGACGCTCAATCGGCAGATTTGCTTACGGCTTTAAAAGAGGCAAGGGCAAATTTTGCAGATTATAAAAAGTGGCAAGAATCTAACAAACCAATTGAGGCTACCGTAAACGGTATGCAGCCAGATCAGTTTGTACGCAAGTTTGTACTTAACGGTGATGTTGCGGATGCAGCTGCCGTTGCCACATCAGGCGATCCAGCAGCTACAAAGTCGGCTATTTTGACGCATTTGAAAGATCGGGCATTGGGCGGTAGATCGGACGAGGTTGGGACATTTGGCGCTGCAACGTACAACAAAACACTTAAAGAAATTGGCGATAAAAAACTAGCGTTGTTTTTTACACCTGAAGAAATTGGTGAATTAAAGCGTTTGGGCCGTGTTGCTGAATACACCACCGTACAACCTAAAGGCTCGGCAGTTAACAATAGTAACTCAGGTGCTTTAATGCTTGGTGCGGGTATTGATATTTTGGCTAATTCTGTTGGAATTGTATCGCCTGGCGTTGCAACTCTTGCTATTCCTTTTGCCAAAAAACAATTGCAAGGCACATTAAACGCAGCAGAGCAGAAAAAAGCATTAGATATGGGTAAAGCATTATCGACTAAAGTGCCAGGCTTTTCTCTCGGCGAACGAGTAGTGCCGGCATCCATTTATGCGGGGCTTTTGACTAATCCCCAAGTTGGTCAACAATAAGAGGTAATCAATGAGCTATAACGGCAGCGGTACATTTGTAATCAACTCAACTGGTCAGCCAGTTGTCACAGGCACAGTCATCTCATCAACAGCGTTCAATGCGCTGACCGCTGACTTGGCTACAGGTCTATCGACGGCTCTTACAAAAGACGGTCAAACAACACCGACAGCCAATCTTCCCATGGGAACTTTTAAGTTTACGGGGTTGAGTGCGGGTTCAGCAGCAACTGATTCTGCAAACATTGCACAAGTGCAAAACTCGTTTGGCTCGTTCTTGACCGTATCGGGAACAGATACGATTACAGCGACTGTTAGCCCAGCATTGACCGCATATGCAGCGGGTCAAATGTTTGCGTTTGTTGCCGCTAATACAAATACTGGTGCGGTGACAATCAACATCAGTTCGTTAGGCGCAAAATCAATTACAAAAAATGGCAATACAGCACTATCAGCCGGTGATTTGACTGCTAATTACCTGTTTGTTATTGTCTACGACGGTACGCAATTTCAAGTGGTTGGCGTGTCTGCAACGACATTTACAAACTTGACGATTAGCGGTGTTTTGACGCTTTCAGGCGCAGGCACTCAATTGTTGTCTACTGGCACAGGTGCTTGGCAATTTCCAAACGGAACAACGGCACAACGCCCTGGCACTCCCGCAGTTGGAATGACTAGATATAACTCAACTTTAGGGCAACTTGAAACATATGTAACTGCGGGTTGGCAGGCAGTAACATCATTGCTTTATAACGTCAGTTATTTAGCAGTAGCAGGCGGCGCTGGTGGTGGACTTGGTTCAGGTGGTGGCGGTGGTGCTGGCGGGTTATTAACAGGAACAGTAGGCGTAAGCTCTGGTGCATCTTATTCAATTGTTATTGGTGCAGGCGGCACTGGTGCTACATCTAGTGCTGTTGCAGGCGGTGCGGGTGGGAACACAACTGGTCTAACAGTTTCAGCAACTGGTGGTGGCGGTGGTGGTTCTTATACCGGCAGTTCTAGTAGCACCACAGTAGGACAAGCGGGTGGTTCAGGCGGTGGTGGTTCTGGACGAAATGGCACAGCACAAGCAGGCGGTGCAGGAACATCTGGGCAAGGTTTTGCAGGCGGCGCAAGTCAATCTGCTGCAAATTATGGAAGTGGCGGTGGTGGTGGTGCAAGTGCGGCAGGAAGTGTTGGTGGAACTACTGCTGGCGGTGCTGGTGGTGCTGGTTTTTCTAGTTCAATTTCAGGTTCTGCTGTTACTTATGGTGGCGGTGGTGGTGGTGGTGCAACAGATAGTACAACTGCTGGTGCGGGTGGTTCAGGCGGTGGAGGTGCTGGTAGTGCCAACCCTGGAACAGGCACAGCAGGAACTGCTAACTTAGGTGGCGGTGGTGGCGGCGGCGGCGGTACAGCTGGAAACGGCGGCGCAGGAGGTTCAGGCGTATTTGTTATTTCTTACGCAGGCGCACAACGAGGCACAGGCGGGACAGTCACATCAAGCGGTGGTAACACCATTCACACATTTACATCGTCTGGTACATATACCGCATAAGGAAAATCATGGGACATTTTGCAAAAGTATTAGATGGAAAAGTTACGCAAGTCATTGTTGCTGAACCTGAGTTTTTTGACACGTTCGTAGATACAACGCCTGGTACATGGTTGGCAACGTCATACAACACCATTGGGAACAAGCATACAAAAGGCGGTACTCCTTTGCGTGGCAATTTTGCCGGCATTGGTTTTACTTATGACGTTGAAAAAGATGTGTTTTACGCACCGCAACCATTTCCAAGTTGGGTTTTAAGCTCTGATTATTTATGGGAAGCGCCAATTGCAATTCCTGATGACGGTAAGTTGTATTCTTGGGATGAACCAACTACATCGTGGATTGCAATTGATTAATTTTATTGCGGGAGTTTTTCTCTTGCCGGTAGTGCTGATTTGTAGTCTATGGCTTATTCCGTGGGCGATCTACGCACTTTTAAAAGGTTTTGATATTGATGCTTAAATCTGTCGCAATATGGTTTGTTAAGTCTGTTGGCCTGATTGGATTGACTATCTTAGCGTTCCCTTTTGCGCCATTTTTAGCGTTGTTTATTGTCCACGCAGAGGAATCTGAAACAACAGGGTTTCCCTCGTTGTACCCTGGCAAGTTGCGTGAGTTCCTTATTCCTAGTTTGCGTATTTGGCAGTCACCAGATGCACCGCTAGATGAATGGTGGTACGGCGATTATCCAAGCCCATTAAAGCTCAAGTATGACCAGGCGTATTACGACAGCCATTACTGGCTACGCTATGCTAGTCGAGTGTTTTGGTTGTGGCGCAATGCAGCGTATGGCTTTGGTGCTAAATGGGGCTATGCCGACAAAGGCACGTTTGCTTTATATACCAAAGACAATGACGATCAATGGAAGTCTGGCAAGAATGTTTGCAGTTTTTGGAAAGTGTGTAATGACGATGGTGACATAGGCTGGTTGTTACGGGCGCAAGTTTACTTTTACAAAGACCGATGCGTAGAAATTATCTTTGGATACAAGTTGTTAGGTGAAACCGTTAATGGTAAAAAGCTAGTTGCTATTCAATGTTCACCATTTAAAAAATATCCGGAGTAATTCATGGATTGGCAGAATTTCATTAATTTTGGCGCTGGTGGTTTATTGGCTATTGGTGGATGGTTTTGCCGTCAACTATGGGATTCTGTGAAAGAATTAAAGGCCGACATTGCAGCACTTAAACTTCATGTGAGCGATGTATACGTCAAGAAATCAGAAATGGACACGCTCAAATCAGAAATGGACAAGCATTTTGATCGTGTTGAAATGTTGCTTGATCGTCTGTTTGATAAGCTAGAGTCCAAGGTAGACAAGTAATGGATCGTTGGAGGAATCGACGCAGAATGGCGTGGCTGTCTATGCTTGCTGCTTTGGTCTTTCCCCTGCTTATCCTAGTGTCTGAGTCCCCTACCCTTGGCACTATAGCCATGCCGTTCTATATCTTTGTCAGCGCCGTTGTAGGCTCGTATATGGGCTTTGCAACGATGGATGACAACTGGCGCAAATAATGTTTCCATTGTTCCCTAGTGCCTTGTGGATGAAACTTGTTGCAATCCTAGCCCTTTGTGCGGCTATGTATTTTATGGGGTATAGCCATGAACACAAGAAATTCGTTAAGTATCAGGCTGAGATTGCTGCATTGGGTAAAGCACAGGAAACCATTAACGCTGCAAAGGTAAAAGAACATGAGAATTTATCGGAATCTATCAAGTCGGAATATGATGCTCGTTTGTCTGCTGTTCACAATTATTATGTTGACAGGATGCAGCCAAATACCAGTAGCCGTAACTTGCCCTCCGTTTCCAAGCCCTCCGTCTGTCCTAATGTCTGCGCCCCCGACACAGGATTTATTAGACGCTGCGCTCAAACTACCCTCCAGTTAACTGAGTTGCAAAAATGGGTTCAAAGCGTGACTAAATGAAAGTGGCTGATCGAATAACAATTATTTGCTGCATTTCTTTGGCTATTGTGTTGTTGTCTACTGTTGTTGTTGTGCTAATCGGTCTGTTTGACGAAAAAGTAGACAACCATGAGATTTTTAAATTGATTAACCCAGCCTTTAATATGATTGTTGGGGCTTTTGTAGGCACGATTGCCGGCATAAAAATAGGAAAAGACGATGCTAAGTAATTGGGACAATTCTTTTAAATTGATGTTGAAGTCGGAAGGCGGGTTTGTAAACCATCCAAGCGACCCAGGCGGCATGACTAACTTAGGCGTGACCAAGGCAACATGGGAAAACTGGGTGGGCCGTGGCTCTGATGAGGCTGAAATGCGTGGTCTAACGCCTGAAAAGGTCGAGCCAATGTATAAAAAGAAGTATTGGGACGCTGTGCGTGGTGACGAGCTGCCCGTAGGTTTGGATTACCTAATGTTTGATTTTGCCGTTAATGCTGGCGCAGGCAGAGCAATTAAGACATTGCAAACCGCAGTTGGGGTAACGCCTGACGGTGGGTTTGGCCCGATGACAATGGCAGCTGTGCAGGCCGTTGACCCAAATGAGTTGATTGAGCGATTTAGCCAAGCCAAAGAGGACTTTTATCGGTCTTTGACTACCTTTGCAACGTTTGGCAAAGGATGGCTAAATCGGGTCGCTGACGTTAAGGTAAAGGCTTCTGCGATGTTGGCTTAAAGTGCCTGTCGCAGTACACGCAAAGCCCGTCACGCAACGTTGTACAAACCTGACCGCAACCATCACAGACAAACTCTTTGGGAAACTTGGTGCAACGTGACCAACGATACCAAACGAGTGTGCTAACGGTGGCGGCGGCAGCGCAATAAAACACAAACATCCAGTCCCATAGCGTCATCACCAGCCTCCCACACCCATGAGTACCGTTTGCTCTTTTGCGGCTCTCTGAGCGGCTATACGCATGGCTGGCGATAGTCTGTATGCCGGCCTGTCGAACTTATCAATCTTCTTTTCAATGTGGGTCAAGAATTTCTCGAGCAAAGCACGTTCACCAGTTGGTGCGATGTTGCCAAGTTCTGACGCACACATTGCAAGCATTGCGCCACGGGAGTCTGGCAACAAACCTTTATGGCGCAGTTTGTCAGCAGCGGCTAGGTATAAATTAGATAAAGTCATTGTTGTCCCCAAGTAATTGTGTGGCACGATCAAGACCAACTTCTGTTTGAATCATTCGACGCAACCTGACAATTGTTTCAGCGTTTAGCAACATTCCCTCCATTAATGCTTTGTTAGATTCTTGCAACTGGCGTATCAGCTGCGCTGCCTCGGTCTGCTCTTGGTGAGTCATAAAAAACCCATTCTCAAGGTTTCTCAGGATTTGTTTTGGGCTAAGTGGGTTCATTTGTGTGTTCTGTCCAATGCGTAGAGGGCGGTATACAGATGCGGATGCGTTGTGTCGTTAAGTAGTACACCTTTATCACCAATGTATCCTGTGGGCTTTAATTTAGCTAGATTGTCAGCAGCCTGGCGATACGCACAAGGGTTGTATTCAGCATTGCAGCGACCACCACAAGCCTCTTTAAACAGATGGATATAGTCGGCTTTGTTCATATTTTCCCCATTAAAGACAAAATTACCACCATTGCCAAAACACCCCAAAAGAACCCTTTGCACATATCGTCGTTCATAAACGCAATCCAAACGGGTTGTGAGCGTGTTTAACAACGAGGTTTTCGTAATTATCTGAAGATTCTGTAGCAGTTGGTGCTTGTCGAATAGTGACATACACACATGGTGAGCCACGCCTACCATCCCCACGTTTTTCAATCTTGTTATTGCGCTGAAGTTTGGCAAGTTGAGTGTAGATGCTAATCTTTTCAAGACCGCAATAATCAGCAATATCAACTGTTGTTTTAGGCTCTATGCAATACCGCAATATCTTTTGTTCTGTTGACATATATTCCCTTTAAAAGGATACATTAAGCTATCTAAACAAATCAATCAAGAAGTATTAACTAAGTGATAACCCTTACTCTGTTTATTTTAAATATAGTTCCCCTACCCTTATACCCACCCACCGTAGTAGTTGAGGATAAATCCTTTACGACAGACCTGTACCTTGTTAGGTTTATGGCAGGCGGCTCACCCCACCCCTAGATTCCCTAAAACACTAGCAGTCCTTGCAGGTGTAGAAGATCAATACCTAGAGTAAATGGTTTTAGTTTGTTTCCAAACTCTGTCTATATCCTGTTCGATTTCTCTACTGGGGCGTGCGGGTCACACGGGATAAAGCTATATAACAAATGTATAACTGACCTGTTCTGGGTACGAGTGGTCACTCTATTAGCTGATGCGCCCTGACAGTTATCTTTAAAAAACAAAAAGCCGCTTTAATCTGCATCTTGGTGAGAACCCCTAATTCGGGGCAAGACACAGACTTAAACGGCTTAGTTGTTTCTCACGACAACAACTTGATTCTGCCACCGTCTTTCCGATGTGTCAAGGTCTAAAGCTAACCTGATGAAACACGACCCTTATCATTGATGAGTTTCTGCTTGCTAAAGGCTTAATAAGTCTAATTCAACTCAGGCCAGATTTGTTGCCAGTTGGGGATTTCTTTTCTTGACCACTTGCCGTTTGATTTCTTTTCAAGCTCGGCAGCCAGCAACACTAACTTATCACCAGGCAAACCATTGTTGCGCCATTGGCTAACACTTGAAGGCGTGACACGGCAGAGCTTGGCTACGGCAAATGTGCCACCTAATGTTTGGATGATTTCTGTTGTATTCATGTAGCAATCTTAACATGGTGTTTATTGTATGGTTTGACTTATCTGTTTAGTTGGCTTAATATCTATCTTACTGGCATACCCGTCAGGATTTCATACAGGTGCATAAATGAATGAATTAGCAAAAGCATTAGTCAAGGCTCAAGCGGCAATGTCCCACGCAGCCAAAGATAGTAAAAACCCACACTTTAAATCTGCATACTCTAGCCTAGCTAGTGTGATCGACGCTGTGCGGCCTGCTCTGTCGGCTAACGGTTTAGCCTTTGTGCAGATGTTGCATACCGCTGAAAGTGGCGTAGCAGTTGAAACAGTCCTTATCCATGAATCAGGCGAACAACTTAGCTGCGGCACGTTGTTTATTCCCGCAACCAAACAAGACGCACAAGGTTTTGGATCGGCAATTACTTACGGCAAACGCTACGGTCTGCAAGCAGCACTCGGCATTGCAAGCGAGGATGACGATGGCACAGCTGCCGTAAAAGCACCGCCAGTTAAAGCCATTGAGAAACCCAAAGGTATTGAGTTAGACAACATCGTGGCTCAAATGGCATCAGCAGTAAGTTA